AAAGCTGCGCGGAGACAGAGAGTGGCTTGACCACCTGCCGCGCGGCCGATTTCGAGCATGCCGAAACCAACGCCGGATGCACAGCCGGCATCTCCTCGGCATGCTCGCCTTTTTACGAGGTCCAGCCATGAGCCGCTACTACCAGGACCCAACCCATACGCACACCTGCCGAAATCGCGATGATGATGAATCGTATAACGGCGGCGAGTACGAGTTGTGCTGCCCCGAGTGCGAGTGCCCTGTTGACGTTGAGCCGCCAGCGTCGCCAAAGCACAACACCGTCTACAGATGCCCGCAATGCGGCCGTGGGATGCGTCGGTCTAGTTGCGCGAGTTTGCCGGTAAATAACATCACAGAATAAAGGTGGATTATGACATACCTTGAGAAAGATGCAGAGCAGGAGACTGCGACGGAACCGGAAAGCAAGCCCCGCAAGCGTAAGAACATATTCGATGATTAAGGAGGACGACATGCAAAATGAAGTTGCGGTTGTGGAGCATCCTAGTCATGAGGTTATTGGCGTCCCTTCAATGACTTTTACTAGGGAGCAAGTCGAACTGGTAAAAAGGACAGTGGCAGTCGGGGCCACGGATGACGAGCTGGCCTTATTCTTGCACACCTGCAAGAGAACGGGACTTGATCCCATGGCCAAGCAGATACATTTCGTCAAGCGCAATTCAAAAAGCGGCCCTAAGGTGGCATTCCAAACGGCGATAGACGGTTATCGACTTGTGGCAGATCGGACCGGGAAATATGCTGGCAACGATGATCCCGTGTTCGTCGAGAAAGACGGGAAACCTGTCTCTGCGACGGTGACAGTGTACAAGCTCATCAATGGTGAAAGGATCGCCTTCGGAGCTACGGCAAGATGGTCCGAGTATTTCCCTGGAGAGGATCAGGGGTTCATGTGGCGGAAGATGCCATATCTAATGCTCGGAAAGTGCGCCGAGGTACTGGCCCTGCGGAAGGCATTCCCGGCAGAACTCGGAGGCGTCTATACCGATGACGAAATGCAACAGGCCGACAACGACGAAAGCAGAACAACCTCCATCGAACCCCCGAAGCCTAAGGCTGCTGCAAAGGCAGAGTCAACTAAGCCAGATGATGACTCCTTGCAAGAAGGTTGCGACGGAGTTGTGACCTTCATTCCCGCCGCCGTTTCCGAGAAGTCCGGGGAGAAGAATGGGAAGCCGTGGACGAAATACGGGGTCAGGTCCGGAGATGAGTGGTTCGGTACGTTCGATTCAAAGTTCGGAGAACTGGCAAAAGAGGCCAAGTCTCTGAATTTCTCCATCACCGTTGGCTACAAGATCGCCGGTGATTATAAGAACGTCGTCACGATGGAAAAGGCCAGTCTGTGAAACCGTTTTGCGCTTGCCCGCCGCAAACAAAAATAGCGGGCACAAATTTATGATCACTCTCGACGAAAACCACGTCTACCGGGTTGACGGAAGGACTGTTCCGTCAGTTAGCAGCATTCTTGACCTTTACTTTCCTCCGATCCAGTTCTACACAGAAGAAGGCCGGATGCTCGGGACTGCTAGGCATGAATGGTTCCACGCCATCATCCAGGGAATTGAGTTGGAGAACGAGCCCGATGAACTTATCGCCGGGGCCGTGGATGGGTTCAGGAAGTTCATGTCCGAGGTCAAGCCAGTCTACATTTCCGGCGAGAAACCATATTTTGATGAGGTCTTGGGCGTCTGCGGGACACCCGACCTTGTTGCTGAGATTGGTGGAGTTTTAAGTGTCTGCGATTTTAAACCATCAGCGGCAAATAAGAGAACTAGACTGCAACTGGCCGCATATTTCTTGATGCTGCAACGAAACAATATTAATGTGGTTTCAAGATATGAATTACGATTGTCCAACAAAGGGGCATATCGTCTAGAAGAACACAAAGACTATAGTGATATGAAGCGATGGGCCTCACTTGTGGCGGCCTATAACGCTATGAGTTTTTATCGTTGACTGTCACAAAACCACAATGTATAATAGAACCGTGGACAGTGGATCGTTCGGGGATTATCCCCTTCGCAAAAGGGGCTTAAAACCAGGTTTCCCGGGGAAGTGCAACTCGCCACTAGCCGCCCTTCCGATGGCATCAAATCTAGCCATTTCGGAAACAATCCCAACAGGTCGTTGAAGATAAAACTTATGCATGCAATCTGGGTTTGGGCAACTACCCTCTCTGTCAGTAAAGAATATCAAGGGAGTCGAGCAGTCGGGGCATTGGGGCCGACTGATCTCAATTTTGTCGTCGGCATCATTCCCGATGTATCGCAATACCGGAATCCAATCAACCCCGTCATATTTAAATTTGAGGCCCGGATATGACTGCGGTCTGCCAGATATCGGCTCTGGACATTTATGTTCTAGTAGTCTGTTCAACTCTTTGCGTTGCCGCCACGCAACTATTACGAGGACTATGGTGGATATCGCGATACCCAGAAGAGCCAAAAGAGAGATACGAGCCCATCCTGCGGTTAATGGGAGGGGGGATTGCTGGCCGATCCATGCTAATTGGACTATGCGTTTTAGTGCTGGCCAAAGAAAACCCCATGCCGTTAGGACAATACTTCCTGTTATTAGCGCCCGTATGTCTCCTGCTGCATCTTTCAAAAATACTAATGCCACTTCCCGAGCTTTCATGCGGGGATTGTACAAAGAAAGAGGTTCCATCATGACCCCTTTTGGTAGAATCGGCGGATGGATAAACAGGAACAGGAAGTTACAGCCGAAGGCCGTCCGGAGCAAGCGCCGCCTTCAGCACTCGGAGAGATGTGGGGGAAATTCAAAACGGATCGGTGGCCGGAAATCGCCCGTAAGACGGAGCGGCATATTAAAGAAGCATCTTACATATTACGGTGGCCAGTATTATTATACGCATGCGCTCATTTCTGGATTAAAGCTCTCGCCCCAATCCCATTTAGAGAGATTTTCGCTGCGGGACGGATGTCTCTATACCTTACGGTTTTTGCTGGAATTATAGCCATGATTCAAGCAATTGCGCTGGCGGTATACAAAAATTTAAAAAGGGACCCGCCAATTTCATTGGAAATCGGGGCTTCTGTGGTGCTGTGCATTGTTATTGGTGCGGCCGCTTTTTCTGGGTTCGTGCAATCGGAAAATGCGACAAATGAGACATTGGCTGGCATAGGGAAAACGTTGGGAGCAGTTAACGAAACTCTAAAAACCGTAACCGGAGGGGACTCCCTGCCAACTGTCACGCCCAAAATAAGTCGCGGCCGCCTGCAATTCCTAGTAGAAAACAATGGGAATTACGGGATTTACGATTTAAGTGCCGAAGTGAAATATCAAGAATGGATAACAGCAAGGCGCAAGCGATTCGAAATAAGCAAACAGAAATATGCAAGTGAGGATTTCTGGAGAGGTCCGATTTTGACGTTGAAAATAAAGAATCTATGCAAGCTCGGCGGACGGGAACTGCAATTGTATGAAGAAGCTCTTACCCCGCACCTTGTAGGCAACGAGATCAGATTTGATTTGCCAGAGATGAACTTCAACTTTGCGTTCGAGGCCCGCAATGGGGGCTCAAGCAACCATCTCAAAATGGTAAAGAGGGGAAATAAATATCGGGTCACCAGGACCGGCTCCGGGATTGGGCCTCCAGAAATGTTTTCGATTCCAATAGAATAGGCCCTGACAAAGCTGTAACTTTATGTTACGCTGTGTTTACGAACAAGAAGATGCCGGGAAATACCTAAAGTAAAAAAGCACGGCAATTACTCTTGCCCCTATGGGGTTTGAGGAAGCGGTCAAGGCGTTACTCAAAGTACCGCCGCCCGCGAAGAAAAGAGGAAACGACCATGAAAAAACGCAAAAAGAAGCTGAAGGCCCCGCCTCAGATAACTTTGGGGGGTGATATTGGGCGCTTGGTCTGGAAACGCTACATCGTGCCCGTACTCAAGAAGGACCTATCCACCCGCGAAGTAGCCGAGATGATGGGCGTCTCTCACATGACGGTTGCCAGGTGGCGCAGCATAGCCGCATGAGTCTTATCGCGGTTTTGTCAAAGGGATACCCCCCGATCGTTCGGCGGTTCTTTTATTCCATCTTGCCTCCGGGCCGGTCTGCTGTCCACAACAACAAACCGCTTGCCCGGAGGTCTTTTTATGTATGAGAAATGTAAGCTGTATGAAACTCCACGGAGATAAAACATGGAAACAGAAATAGTAGAAACAGCTATAGAAGCAACCAGGGCCAAGACGGCTCTTGAGGCCGCTAAGTCATTCTGCATCACCACTGACGCCGACCTTCAACGGGCAGACATAGCCTGCGTAGAACTCAAGGAGATCGAGAAACAGGCCAATGAGAAGTACGACCCCAATATCAAGCGATGGCACCAGGGGCACAAAGCCGCCGTCGCAGAGAAGAAGGCAGTCACCGACCTCATCACCGAGACACGCGACGTTTACAAGAAGAAAATCCGGGTCTATCAGTTGGAGCAGGAATCCACCCGCCAGGCGGAGGAGAAGCGCCTCCAGGACCTATCCGACAAAGCCGCCGAGGACGCCGCAATCGCCGCAGCCGCAGAGGCCGAGAAGGCCGGCGACAAGGCCCAGGCCGAGGCCATACTACAGGCCCCGGTGCAGGCAGCTCCGGTTATCCTGGCCCGCACGATCCCCAAGGTCCAGACGCGCATCCCGGAAACGTGGATGGCTACGCCAATCCCGATAGAGCGCATGACGAATCAGCAGATCATAAACGCTCGCGCCTATCTGTGTTGGGATACCATCAGGCTCGGGCAACAGGCCAGATCGACGCACGACACGGTTAAGGTTGACGGCGTTAAATTCCACGTCCGGCCCATCTGACCATGCAGATAACAGTCAAAGCCACCGTCTGCGGAAGCCGGACGGATCGAGAGGGAAACGCGAAGCTGACGTTTGAGATTAGCCCTGAGGACCAGGCCAAGGCATCTGCCATAGCCATGTGCGTCAATAAGGTCTTGGTCCTGACGGTCGAGGAAAGCCAATGACCATCCTTCTACTCCTGGCCAAATCGCTAGGCGTACTGTGGCGCAAAGCCAAATCATTCGGTGCCGAAGCGGGGAAGGTGCTGGCGTTTGTGTTCTGGCAGTTGGTTGGGAAGTTCCCTAGGTGCTGCAAATGAACTGCTCCGAATCCGTGCAGAAAATCCAGGAGGTAAAACCGATAATGCCCGATCCCAGACCGACAGCGACGGAGATCATGAGCCTCTGCCGATACTATCGAGTCCGCCAATGGATGGACTCGCTGTACATGACCGAGGTCGGTTTCGCTGGCGGGCGCGTGGACCTCATGGTCATCGACCTGCGGACATTTTACGTCTACGGATACGAGGTTAAGGTCAGCCGCGCCGATTTTGCCAGTGACAAGAAGTGGCGGAGTTATGTCCCGTTCTTCAACCGCTTCTACTTCGCGACTCCGAAGGGGATAATCGAGCCCGAGGAGTTGCCGCCCGAGATCGGTCTGCTCGAATGCGTAAGCGCCGGCAGTTACCACGGAGAAAGCCACTGGCAACTCAATCTCGCCAAGAAATCCAGAGACATCCAGACGGTCTTTGTCCCGACAACGCTTGGAGAGAACCATCTTTTACATGTGCTTCTCGGATACATGAGGGACTTCAACTGGCGGCATGAACGATTCTTACACGTCAGTTGCCCCAAGTGCGGGACCTATTGCCCCACGCGCGATCCTCGCGGGCTCCCGTTTGGGCATTTCGATCCGAATGATGCCCATAAAAAAGACGAATGCGCTAGCGCCATGCTGGAGGCCGCGAACGTATCAGACACCGAGCCATCATGAAGGGTCCCGAACTAATTACCCAAAACAGAATCCAAGGCGCACTTCGGGCGCTTGGGTACATCTCGTTCCACATCCCGAACATGGGCTACTACAACAAGCGGACGGGGCGTTACAACATACCGACCAGCGCGTACTTTGTGCCGGGAATCCCGGATGTCGTAGTCCTCCTGCCTGAGAGCAAGGTTTTGTGGATTGAGGTCAAGAGCAAAACAGGAACGCGAAGTCCCGCGCAGGAGCTAATGGCCAAGGTCTTGGTAGATCGTGGCCATAACTATGTCCTGGCCAGGAGCGTGCCAGATGTCATGTCCTGGCTAAAGGCAAACGGATACAAATATGGGGAATTGGCATGAGCAACCAGAATTTAAAGGCCCCTGCGGCTTCCAAGGCTGCCCCAGGACGCGAGTTTGACCGTTTTAGGCAGGATGCTGCCGACTCCCGACGCGACGGCCTGCAAATGGCCTTGTTTTCAGCCGATGCAATCCGAGCCCGAGTCCTTTTGGCACTCACAGAAAGCCCCATACCTATTACGGCAGAGGAAGTTTGCCGAAAGATAGGCATGGACCCAACATCCCAGGGCCATCTAGGCACAGTCAGGAGCCGCATTAGCGAGCTGCGCGACCGAGGCGCAATTGTGGCGGTTGGCCGGAGAATGAACGAACGAACAGGCGTCCGCATAACCTTATGGAAAGCTCTTTGATTTTTCCAGTCGTGAAAGCATATTTTTGTTGCTGAGAAATAACGCTTGACATCATCGAAACATTAATTTAATATTTAGTCATGAAAGCCCTGCGAGAGATGATGACCAACAATGAATACCAAATCTAACCCGCGCTCCAATTGTTGGTCGCTCTCGCAGGCAACCCGCCAAAGGGGCGCGGGCCTTTTTTAAGATGGCTTCACCTCAACTAGAAAATGGGCATACAAGAATATCTAATGAGTTGCTTGACGCGATTGTTAGGCACCCATTTTCTGGTAATGGCCTACGATTTGCGCTATGGGTCATTAGATCTTCATATGGATGGAACAGAAAATTTATTAAAGAATGGTCATTTAGGAAAGCATCAAAGGAACTTTCAATGCCAATAGGAAGCGTTCATCTTGCAATGCAAGTTCTTATAGACAATGAAGTTATAATAAAAGATGAATCAGGCAGATTGTATTTAAACAAAGACTACGAAAAATGGTCAAGCGTTCAGCCCACTGAACGCACGAATCAATCAAAAAGCGTTCAGCCCACTGAACGGAAGCGTTCAGCCCACCGAACGGAAGCGTTCAGCCCACTGAACGGAAGCGTTCAGCCCACTGAACGCCTATATGGAGAAAGACATTTAAAGACAGTTAAAGAAAGGAAAGAAAGGGAAATTATACCTCCAAAAATTGAATTAGTAACAGCTTATTGTATTGGAAGAAATAACGGGATAGACCCGAATAATTTTATTGACCATTACGAGGCTAGAGGTTGGATGCTTGGGAAAACAAAGATGAAGGACTGGCAGGCAGCAATTAGGACTTGGGAGAGAAATAATTACAATAACAAAGGTCCTAAAATAATAGACACATACGAAAAATTAGTGGCTGACTCAAAGCAATGCTAACACCTCCAAACAACCAACAAGCCGAAAAGGCAATCCTGGCGTCAATCCTTGTTGATTCTGGCGGATGTTCATTGCGTTCGGCAATGGCAAGGATAAAACCAGAGATGTTCTATTTTGACTCATTCCGGGCAATCTATGAGGCCATGTTGGACATGGGGCCTACGGTGCCTATAGATATCGTTACCCTTCCAGGCCTACTTAAAGAGATTGGAAAACTAGACGATGTAGGCGGCATAGAAGCGCTTACAGACATATTACACTCTATCGGACACGCATCTCACCTTACGCACTACTGCAACATTGTGGCCCGCCACTACTGGGAGCGCAGGATAAACGATGAGTGCTTGCGCCTAGTTGAATGCAAGGACCCATGCAATATAGACAAGATTGCCGATGCTGTTAGGTGCCTTGATTCCGTAGGTAAAGACAGGACTGAATCAATAGGCGATGTTCTGCACAAGGCTATTGAGCGATACGACAAAAAGACACCGCGCGTGCTTTACACTGTTGGGTACAGAGGGTTTGACGATCTATGGGGTGGGTGCCTACCTGGAGAGATAACCACCTGGGCCGCAGCTCCTGGCGTCGGTAAGTCGTTACTTATGGTCAACATAATGCGCCATTGCGCCGAGCAGGGATGGCCGTGCCTGATGGTCGGGACCGAGATGAGCAACACTGAGCAGAGCGACCGGATAATGTCTATCTTCGGAGGTCCCGGAGCCTATGATCTTCGTCGCGGTCTATCTCTGTCAGGTTTTGAAAAGTACAGAGATACAGCAGAAGAATTGCAGAAGATGGGGATTAGGCTTATGGATAACCCAGAGCCGAGTTTGCAGGACATAGAGACTGCAATATCTGAGAGCAAGCCGAATGTTGTTTTTATCGACTACCTGACCCACTGCAACCTTCCGTCGCTGTCCAAGTCTGACCCGATGCGCTTGCGGATCAAGGAGTTTATGATCCGTCTGCACTCGATAGCCCGCCGTCATGATGTTGTAGTCCACCTTGCAAGCCAGCTAAACCGAATGGCCTACGCTGGAAAGGCTGACACGGCCCCGACTATGGGCGAGCTTGCTGAGTCATCTGCTGTAGAGCAGGAGAGCAGCCGAGTCGTGTTGATATGGGAGCCGCCAATCATCGAATCCGATGCAAATAAAAATCAAGGCAAGAGAATATTACAGGCCATAAACTGCAAAAGCCGAGAGTCACGACGCAAAATGAAAGTCATCCTAGAAATGGACCCACAAAGCCTGAGGATATATGAACACAAAGAAAATGATATCGTTGGAACTGACCGAGCAGGAATTGACTGAACTTTACATGTGTTACATGCGAGGTTGCAGGGGAAACAATCCTAGGGAGATAAATAAAGCTCTTGACGGTAAAATGCTGGAACTTGTAGTAGAGCATTCGATGGCGGCAGGTTCATGACCACCTGTCAAGCCCCCGTCCCCGCGAGCACCTACGCACCGGCTCACCGTTGCCTCAAGCGCGTTGTCTACCGCGTCGGGAAGCGGTGGCTGTGCGGGCATCATCGTAAGTTGGATGAGAGAAATAGGTCAGAACGATGATAGATAACCTGGATGATTACCTTGATTTCGCCACTCGTAATGCCTACCTGCTCGGACTGCTAGATTCGGAGCAAGAAGGAGCGGACGTCGTTACAGCTGTATTTGAAAAGTTAAGGCGGCACCAAGGAGAAGCCTGGACAAATGCCCCCGTCTGCATCAAACAGAACATCCTGTGGGCGATCAAGAGCCAAGTGAGAAAGATGGCACGACGTGAAAGGTTGTGTCCGTCCGTAAGCATAGAGAGCTCAATGGACGAAAACTCTGATGAAACTTTGTTAGACCGTATCAATGTCCCTATGCGCGATCTCAATTTAGAATGTCCATCGCATAGGCTAGTGCTCAGAGAGACGCTTGCCTTGTTATTGTCGAGCATGAACAGTGACTTAGAGATATTCATGGTAATGGCAGATTCACAGACTAAAAACAATCTAATTTTCGCAGCGCGGAAATTGAAGATGAACGTACACTCAGTAAGGACCCGCGTCAACTCATTCCGGAAAATGGCCAGAGAGATTGTGGAAAGCGGCCACAGTCGCCCAGATGTAAAAGGATTGAAGCGGTCACTGCGGAAACAACATGACGCTGCGCTGAACGGCGGGACGGGGCCAAATAAAAATCACTGACGGAGGGAAAGTAAATGAAAAACAAGAAGAATATCTTTACAGGGGACTTGGTGGCCAATGCCGGCCAGGTTTACGATTACACCGAGATAACAGGAAATCTTTCCGCTGTAGAGTATAAAAAAGAGTTGTTCCCAAATCTTAAAAAGGTGGGCGGCTCCATCGACGCCAGGGGCGCGGACACGAAGTCTGCGTTCCCGAAGCTGACCTCGGTGGGCGGCTCCATCGACGCCAGTGGCGCGGACACGAAGTCTGCGTTCCCGAAGCTGACCTCGGTGGGCGGCTCCATCTACGCCAGGGGCGCGGACACGAAGTCTGCGTTCCCGAAGCTGACCTCGGTGGGCGGCTACATCTACGCCAGTGGCGCGGACACGAAGTTTGCGTTCCCGAAGCTGACCTCGGTGGGCGGCTCCATCGACGCCAGTGGCGCGGACACGAAGTTTGCGTTCCCGAAGCTGACCTCGGTGGGCGGCTCCATCTACGCCAGGGGCGCGGACACGAAGTCTGCGTTCCCGAAGCTGACCTCGGTGGGCGGCTACATCTACGCCAGTGGCGCGGACACGAAGTCTGCGTTCCCGAAGCTGACCTCGGTGGGCGGCTCCATCGACGCCAGTGGCGATTGGTCCGGCGTAAAGTCAAACGACACAGAAGCACCGAATCGTTGCCGAGCAATGCTGCTGTCGGCATTCGCTGCTGCCGGTTTCTCGTTTGCCGACGGTATCCTGGCGCGTATCGTGTCACAGCGCGGACCAGTTTCCCGAGTTATTGTTTGCGGTCAGACCAAGGTATCTTACCTCGTCACCGACGGAGAGGCGTTCTCGCACGGAAAGACTTTGTCCGAGGCCCGCGACGGCTTGATGTACAAGATAGGCAATCGCGACACGACGGAATTTAAGGCGTGGAAGCTGGACCTAGAAGTAACGAAGCGGGACGCGATCCGGGCATACAGAACCATAACTGGGGCATGTGAGCCAGGGGTTAGAGCGTGGATGAATCAGCGCCAGACTCCGGAGAAGATCACGGTAGCAGGAATAATCAAGATCACGGCGGGGGCTTACGGAGCGGATATGTTCAAGGCGTTTTTTAACACGGAGTCCAAATGAATCAGCGCAGCCTGTCCGTCAGCAAGGTTAGGAGGGGAGATGAGCAAAATCAGAATAAAGAAGTCTAGCACGGCAGATACGAGGACTTGCGATTGGTCAAAGGTGACAAAGGATGTTCTGTTGTCGTCGTCACGTCAACACATCGAAGATGTTCGAGAAGGGTTGCACCTATTCGTCAGAATGATTATCAAGGCATCAGATGATCACGATCATACCAAGATCAGCGCAATAGATTCTTTCTTTGCTGATTTTCAAAATGGCTTCAAGACGACAAAATGGTGGGAGATGCACCAGGCGGTAGAACGTCACCACATAAGTAATCAAGCCGTAATCCGTTATGATGTAAACCTAATCGACGTTTTGGAATATGTCGTCGATTGCGTCATGGCCGGTAAGGCGCGTAGTGGCAGCGTTTACCCGTTGAAACTTCCTCACGAATTATTGGAGAAGGCATTTCAGAACACGGTAAAGATTCTTACCGATTCGGTTGAGGTTGAGCCATGATCACCGACGCTGAGCTTGCGGAGATGAAGGCGCGGTGCGAGGCGGCGAGTCCGGGGCCGTGGTATAGAACAAATCATTTAGTGACCAGCGAGAAATATTTTATTGCAGGTATGCGACGCAGGCCTCTTGACGCTTGCGTTATGGATGCTGAATTTATCTCCAAAGCCCGTCAGGATATCCCTCTACTAATCGACGATGTGATTGAGGCAAAGTCACAACTTATGCAGGCAAAAATAAGGTGTGACGAATTGGAAAATCAGTTGTCTAGGATGCTTAGCGCCGGAGAGTCATTGTGGAGGGCAGTAAAATATGACGAAGGTAACGGTGTCGATGAATTGGTTGAGTGGGAAAGGGCTGCTTCTCTAAAAACAGTGAACGAGGCAAACAAATGAGATACACCTGCCATAACTGCAAGTCCGAGCACGGGACGGACAATATGGTCGCGTACTGCGCGTCATGTTATGCGGATGCAAAGTCAACGATAGCAGTTTTCATGGACGCGGCGGTCAAGGAGCGCGACGAGTTCCGGGGCATGATTTCAAAGCTAAACGAACGTCTGAGGATGTGGGAAAAAGACGGACCTGAACTCATGGATCAGGTCGAGAAGTTGGAGGGTATCATCGACAAAATGAACGCGAGGAATTTGGATCTTAGGAAAGCGTTAAATGCAGCAGATTATTACATCCGTTTGGCCGTGCAAGACGAATCGGGTAAAAAGGAAATATGCCTTGGCGTGATAAAAAACGCCCTCGCTCCCCAGTCAGACGGGAAGGCTAATGACGATGGGAAGCAGGAGGATAACGATGAATAAACCAGACGTAGGTCAGGCGTTTCCGCAAGTGATGTCGCTCAGGGATTATTTTGCCGCAAATGCGATGCGCGCATTTTTGCCTGATTATTGCCCGGACCCGTCACAATGTGCGATAGAGGCGTATCGTTATGCCGACGCCATGATCGCGGAGAGGGAGAAATAATGCAACGGTCAAAGATCGAGTATTTGCAGGGCGGCTCCAGGCAGCTCCCATGACCCGCCTCCTGCGAAACGACTGGGCTGTATGCGCGGCGATTGTCGCGGGGTGGGTGTGCGTTATGTGGGTGACCCGGTGAACGAAACTCCAATACTACAGCGCATCCGCCTGGCGGTGGGCGCTATGCTTGGTATAAGGGTATTCAGGAACAACACCGGAACCGGCTGGATCGGCGACGTGGCCAGCCACTCACCAGATCGGATTGTGCTTATAAATCCTCGACCTCTGCACGCCGGACTCTGCACCGGCAGCTCCGATCTCATCGGCTGGCGAACCATCATCGCGCAGCCTGGTCAACGCATCGCTCAGTTCGTTGCGATCGAGGTCAAAACGCAAATCGGGCGCGTGAGCCCGGAGCAGGCTAATTTTATTTCCGTCCTTAACGCCGCCGGCGGATTGGCAGCGGTCGTTCGTTCCCCGGAGGAGGCAATCGCTTTGTGTCAACAAAAACTCTAGAATGGGCCCGTCGATACCGCGCGCTCGGGATGAACCCGGTCCCTCTCCGCACCCGCACGAAAAAACCACCTCTGATCTCCTGGAAAAAATACCAGAACACCGCGCCGACCGACGCCGATCTCGAACGATGGTTCCTAACTCCTGAACCGCGAAACATCGCCCTGGTGCTCGGCCGCGGGCTCTTCGCGGTCGACCTGGACGGCCCCGGCGCCGAATCAGCGCTGCGCGACGCCGGAGTCGAGCTACCGCAGTTCGCGCCTCGGCAACGCACGATCAACGGATTCCACGTTCTCCTGGAGGCTCCGGGACCAATCCCCGATCGCGTCGCGATGCTAGCATCACCAGACATCAACCCCGAGACACAAAAACCAGTCTGGCAGGTAGATATCCGGGGGGTTGGCTATATCGTGGTCCAGCCGAGCGTCCATCCGGATGGCCCGGCTTACGAGTGGATTATCCAACCAACCACCATGGAGGACATCCCCACGGCCCCTCAGGCCCTGCTGGACATGATTTCCACCCCTACCAGCGGGCCCACGTTGCCCGCCACGGCCTCCGCGGGCGGGGGGGGGCCATCAGATACCCCCGGATGGCTCACAACGGCCCTAGCGGGCGCTCCTGAGGGCTCCAGGGACCATACCTGTGCACGCCTGGCAGGGCTCACAACAGTACCGGCGCGGGTCCTTGATCTCGATGATCAACAGGCCCTCGAATACCAAGCCGCGGAGAACATCCACCGCAAGGACTTGACTCCAATCGAGGAGGCGAGGGCGTTTCAGACCTTGATCGCAGCTGGGAAATATACCGTTGCCCAACTCGCGCAAGTCGTGGACAAATCGGAGGCCTACGTCTACAGATCCACAAATCTGCTTGGGCTTCCGATACAGGTTATCGCCCTCATCGAGTCCGGAGATCTGACCCCGGCTCACGGTCACCAATTGCTGCGCGTACCGGAGGAGAAGCGCGAGGAGACGTTCATGGCGTGGTTCGACGAATGGGAGTGCCGAACCGAAGGCAAAAATACCGCCAAGCATCTGCAAGAGTTCATCGAGCAGACTCTTGGTCAGAATCTCGATGCCTCTCCGTTTCCGAAGAAGGATGCCTATGCCGGGCTGCCTGGGTGCACGGCCTGTCCCGATAACAGCGGGAACCATGGGATGCTGTTCGACGGAGCCGAGAAGGGCAAGTGCCTCAACCGGACGTGCTTTAACCAGAAGATAGATCATTTCTGGAACGAGAGAACGCTTGCCTTAACGGAGAATCACCCTGGTGTCCAGATAACGATCTCGGGAAATGCGGTCTACCAGAACATGTATATCCCTGCTGGATCGCGCGTGTCAGTGGAATTGACCAAGAACCGCAAACTCGCCACGGACGAATCCCTGGTGATCTCCAAGCCCGACAACAAGGTCTGGGTGTCGAAGGCGGAAAAGAAATCCACTGGATCCTCCACCGGCCCTAAACCCAAGACTCCCCGCGAGAAGTTCATCGCATCCGCCGTAACCGATGGGATATCTGAGGCTGCCGACAAGCTCAAGCACGACATGAACGAGAAACAGATCATCAATCTGTTCCGGACCGTGGACAGCTGGGAGCTGACGAACCTGTGCAAAGACCTCAAGATCAACCGCAAGAAGCTCGAAGCCGAGGACTGCTTGAAGCTCGGAGCCCTCGTAGTATCCTGGCACAACTGCAACGATGATCAGCTGCTGGACGCGGTGGGAATCGACGTCAAGAAACTCACCGCCGAGATCACCAAGAAGGCCGGAGCCGAGTTCGACGCTAAAACCAAGGCAGGAAAATAACATGTCCACTCTCCCCGCGGGCTGCCAGAACGGGGCCCGCGGGCGCGACGGATGATGCTCTATGACGCGAGCGCGAAAATAACAATGTTCGATCCTGCCCTTCAGAAAAGCATCCTTGAGCGATTCGTTGAAAGCATGCGCGAGACTCCTTGCCGTAAGGCGGCGCTGCGCATGGTGCGCCAGGAGTTCCGTCTAAAGCTTCGGATGAGAAAGTGCCCAATTTCTAGATCGACAATATATTTGTGGGCTAAACGCTTCCAAATAACCATCCCAAGATAATTGGTATTGTCGACGAGAATCGGACAGAATCGGACAACTTTTCTATGGACAGAAACCACACCATGACCTAGACTAGTATTGCTGAGGGAGTGCTGGATGAAATATGACCAGCACGATCTCGGCACGCCCTCAGCAAGCCTGCCTAGCCTCCGGTGAAACACCGGGGGCTTTTTATTTGCTTCAGCACGACAAAGGCCATCGCGTTCCCCCTGGCGCGCTGACCGTACCGGAGGACACATTGGAGAACCAAGAGAAGTCCCAGTCGCAACTCGCCGGACCCTCGCAGGAAGCCGAGGCAAAGTACGCATTCCCGCCCACCGACCAGAAGCCGGTGATGCACTACGATCGGATGACGAATTCGTTCTGGATCGGCTTCCGTCTCGATCGTCTTGACTACGAAGGCGCAAAACGTTGGATCGACTCATGCAAGTTCCAGATCTACATGACCTATTGCAAGATCGCGCAGACAATGGCCGCTCAGGAGCACGTCGCTCAGGAGATGCGCCAAAGCAATGGCAAACGTTCGTTGCGCGATATCCTCACAGGCGGGATCAGGAGAGCCTGATAAAAACAGGCCATAACAGGCCATGAAGCTCAAACCAAAGCCGAAGGCGAAGGGCAAGAACAAAGGGCAATTCAAGCCCGGCGTTAGTCCCAACCCAAATGGGCGTCCTAAAGGTATCGTGAACAATCTCCTTGGGGTCGAAGTGAAGGACGCCTTCCGCTCGGCTTTGGTTGTTCTCCTCACCCAGCCATTCGAGGCTGCCAAGCAATCGTTCGGTCGCAATCCCACGGGCGCACAGCGCGTCGCCCTTGCTTGGGTCGAAACCGCAATGTCGGGAGACAGCAAGGCTCTCGCTTCGCTCTCAGAGCGCATCCTCGGCAAAGTTCCTCAACCTTTGGTTGGTGGTGACGAAGGAGACGAGCCGATTCGTTTCACGCTGGATATCGGCCAGTCGCGGAGTGGCGAGTGAGGAACGCTACCTACGAACGGCCTCCTCTCAAGTCCTATCAGCTCTATGCCTTCTTCCACGACAAGCGCGAAGGTTGGGTCGAGGGGACAACGAAGTGTGGGAAGACCGTGACTGGGATGGCGTGGCTGACCGAGCAAGCCCTCGTCGGCTCTCCATACACCAATCACTGGTGGGTTGCTCCAGTCTACGCCCAGGCCCGCATCGCCTACGACCGGACCAAAGCGGGATTACCTCCAAAGATGTACCGCCCCAACGACTCCGACATGACCCTCACCCTCATCAACAAGCACGTCATGTGGTACAAGTCTGCCGAGAAGCCCGACAACCTTTATGGCGAAGACGTGGGGTCGATGGTACTGGACGAATGCACCCGCATGCGAGTGCAGGCTTGGTGGGCGGCGCGGACGACATTGACCAAGACTAAGGGCAAGGTGCGCGGGGTTGCAAACATCAAGGGACGCAAGAACTGGCACTACAACCTATGCCGCATGGCCGAGCAGGAGATGGCGCTCAAGGGCCCGCTCGCCGAGTGCCACTACGCCAAGATACTCAGCAAGGACGCCGTCGAAGCGGGAGTATTGGACGCCAAGGATGTCGAGGACGCGAAGCGCGTCTTGCCCGAGGCGATCTTCAATGAGCTCTACATGGGCGTGCCCAGCGACGACGGCGGTAATCCGTTCGGCATCGGGCACATCGCGGCGTGCGTCAAGGAGATCTCGGAGTATCCCGCCGTCTGTTACGGCGTGGACTTGGGCAAGCACGTGGACCCGACCGTCATTATAGGGCTCGACCATCTGGGGATGGTGTGCTTCTTCGAGCAGTTCCTCAAGCCCTGGATGGAGGCGAAGGAGACTATCCGCCGGGTGTGCGGTGCGGTCCCGACACTTGTGGACGCGACGGGCGTGGGCGACCCGGTGCTTGAAGATTTGCAGCGCGGCAAGGGTTACGGCGGCAACTTCGAAGGTTATGTGTTCCACGTCAAGTCCAAGCAGCAGCTGATGGAGGGCCTGGCGAACGGGATACAGGAACGGGCCACGTCGGTTCTCGAGGGACCGCACCGCGCCGAGATGGAAAGCTTCGAGTTCGAATACACGAGGACCGGAGTGAGGTACTCCGCGCCAGAGGGGATGCATGACGATTGCGTTTGTGCCCACGCGCTGGCATGGCAGCACTGGAAGTCGAAAGCCTCCAAGCATCCCGCCAGTCAATGGGGTGCCTCGGAGGCCGCGTCGGAACAAGAAGCCCAGCCGGAGTGGGCATAAACTAGAGGAAGGAGGGACAAATGACGATACGGAATATACTGAAGTTTCTGCTGTCATTAATGCTCTTCCCGGCCATGGGCTGGGCGAGCACTTGCACGGGATACACCATCAGCTCGTGCGTTCGGGCCGAGAACATCTTGGACGGGGACCTGGGGGCGGCGGTCCTGGTCCATGGGCAGGCGGCTCCCTACACGTTCAGCGGGGGCAGTGTGTCGATCCTGGGGACCGCTTACGGGATTGGGACGCAAGGCCCCAGTTCCGTCGGTTCGACTTCCGCGCTTGCGGACATGACGTTCCTGGTCAAGTCTACGTCCAGCGCGAACGCCCATAAGGTCTTCGCGGTTCAGAACAACACCGGCTCCGAGCTGCTCTCCATGAGCAGGGCCGGCACCCTGGTCCTGTCCTCGGCGTTGGGATCGACCTACGGAGGCACGGGCGGCAACATGAGCGCCGCCACCATTGGCGCGGTTCCCTACTTCTCGGCAACCGGAGTCATGTCAGCGTTGGCGGCTGGGACGCAGAATTACGTCCTTCAGGCGAACGGTGCCGGAGCTCCTTCGTTCACCAACACCCCGACCGTACTAGGCACGAACATAACCGGAGTCCCGGCAGCGAGTGTCCTCGCGGGTTCTCTGGGCACGGGAGATTACACTGTGACCGGGAAGCTCAACACCACGGGCGATTTGTATATCGCTCCCGCGACCGCCTACACCAGCACCATGACCGCCGCTTCCGGCAACTTCGACGCTGGCGGGGCTATCACCGCCAAGACCTCGATCACCGCCACCACCTCGGTATCGGCGACCACGGCTTTGGCTGTGACGGCAGGTCCGCTCAAGCTGTACCTCAGGACCAAGGCTCAGCTCAACGGACTGACCCCGGCAGTCGGTGACGCTTACCTCTGCTCGGACTGCGGAATACCGTACGACATCGCGGTCGCCACCGGGACGGGAGCCGCCGCAGGACAGTTCGTCACCCTCGGAAATAGCGCTTCGGGTGAGCTCAAAGGAATCGAATAAGGAGGGAGCATGAACGCAATCGAAGCTGTCCTTCAGGCAATGAAGGAGTCGGAGAAGTCTCGCGGGTCCTCGAATGAGGTCAAGCGCGACCATCTCATCCGCGCCGCCGAAATCCTCGCGGAGTCGGAGAAGAAGGCCTAATGAAGCAGGCCCGGCGCACCAAGGCGTCCCTCGCTCGTGGCAAAGGAGGGACGCCTGGGGACTGGATGGAATCTGCTCGGAAGGGAGTCGCGCCCGCGGCTCTCCAAGTCAACGTGGAGCTCCCGGACGTCGATGGGATATACGATGACATGGAGCACCCTAAGTCCGATCCTTACAAAGAGGCATGCAAGGCTATCGAGTCCGGTGACGCGAAAGTCGAAGACGCGATCCTATTCTGCGGGCGGTTCAACAAAGACGGGATGATGTTGCGGGAGTCGGACGTCGCGGGCGGCAAGCCGTATAGGCTCGTCCGGGTCAAGGGTGACGGTGCGTACCGCGAGGCCATGGCCCACCTAAAGGAAAGCTTCACGAGGTTGCGCAAGCGGCTCAGCGAGTCCAAGAGGAGGTCCAAGGCGAAGGAAGGTGCGATGGACTCGGTCGGTTTCGGGATGGGGATAGGCGGCGGGTCGTTCTACTCCAACTCCGACCTCGGCTCCAACATGTCGATGGACCCGAACCAGTTCACTGAGTTCACCCCGTGGTTTTCGGGTCCTTACTACAAGAACCTCCCCTACGCCTACTTCCCAGGGATGGCGGCTGCCCGCGAAGCGGCGAATCACAACCCGGTCGCCAAGCGCATAATCGACCTCTTATGCCAGTACGCGCTCGGCCGGGGCTTCGATATCCGCTGCAACAACGAGAAGACCGCCGAAATCTGGAAGGTCTATCAGAAGACCAACCGCATCCAGCACAAGCTCCGAAAGCACTGGGCGCGGGAGTACCTCGTCGACGGCGAAATTTTCGTTGACAAAATCCGGATGGTGACGGTTGACCCCTCCACCATCATGGACATCGTATGTGAGGGGTACGGAGAGTACATCGACCGCGTCCTCTACTATCAGCAGATGTACCAGACCGCGACCCAAGTCTGGTCCGGCATCAAGGTGCCGGGCGTCGCGGGTTCGGTGGATACCAAGTTTGGTCGCTGGATAATCCGTCAGATCCCATACGACCAGATCGTCCACATCAAAACCAACTGCACCAGCCAAGAGAAGCGCGGGCGTTCGGTCCTCTATCCCATCCTCGGCTGGCTCAAGAAGCTCAAGGATCTCTACACGGCCCAGGTGCTTGGCGAGCAGCTCCGGGCCTCCTTTGTCTGGGACGACGAGGTCAAGGGTGACCAAGCGGACGTCAACGCGCACGGCTCCAAGTACGCCTACATCCCAGTCGCGCCTTCGATTTTCGTCCACAACGAATCCGTGGTCCGCAAGCCCCTCGCCCCCATGGCGGGCGTGACGAGTGGAGGGGCCAACAACATCGGCCAAGAGCTTCTCTCTTTCCTAGCCACGGCAGTCGGCATCCCCAAGGATCACTTCAACGTCATTTCGTCCGCAGGCAGCCGGGCGACCGCTATCGTCGGTTCGGAGCCGTTTACGAAGGTAATCGAGGACCTGCAGGAAGACCTAACCGACCTCCTTGACCAGCTCATCGAGAATTTCTGCGAGCGACACGGGCTGGAATACGACGAGGACGAATGGCAGGTCGTTTTCCCAGCCGTCACCAAGGACACGGTATCGGAGTATGTCAAGAACGTCGCCACAGCGGAAGCTTCCGGCTACATCTCGAAGCGGCGAGCCGCGACTATGGTGGCGCAGGAACTCGAGTGCGACAACTACGATTTCGACCGAGAGCAGAAGGAGATGGCGGACGACCAGAAGATGCAGGACTTGGAGAATCCTCCGCTATTGCCTGCGGGTCGCTTCGGAGCTCCCGCCGTCCCAGCCGATGGTGCGGACGACGACAATCCAGTCCACGGATCGGGAAAACAGGACATCAAGGACCAGCACTCGAACCTATGAGCTACTCAACCCAGAAAGGCGTATTGAATCGGCTCGAGGCCGAGTCCCGCAAGGCTGGCCGCCGTCTGGAAGACAGGCAGTGCGAAGAGCTTGGAAAGCTTTGGGCCGGCACCAAGGCGGACATCGAATACATCATCCTCCAGGAGTACCGCCGCGACTTCGGGACAGGCCTCTGGCACACCGCAGAAGCGCATGCCAAGGGCACGCTGCCACGCATCCGGCATCGGACGCTGGGGTGCCTGTCCACTTTTTACATCGTGTCCTATTCCAGGATTAAGACGTTCGTTAGGGAATCCTACCTTCATGAGCTTGCGCGGCAGTTGTGGATGCTGGACTGTTTGACGCCGCGCAGCGTCCAGCCCGCGCTCCCGTCCAAGGTCCTTCGGGAAGCATCGGCAAAGCCGGGAGACTCCAAGAGCGGATGGGAGACGGCCCTGGCGGAGTGGGTCGAGGCGTACCACAGCAACCTAATGACCAATCTCAGGCTCGAGGCGCTGCACGAGGGCGACATCGACTCCGCCGCCATGGAGGTGAACGCCACCAAGGTGGGTGGCCACGACCCGGCATACAAGTTCTCTTCCTTTCTGATAGACCAGATTCTACAAACCCAGCGCGACGCCCGCTCCGACGTCGCCGAGGAAAACGGAGACATCGTAGCCGAGGAGATTTTCCAAACCATGGAAGACGGGCGCGTCTGCGAGGATTGTGATTCCCAGGATGGCAAGCCCATCGAGGAAGTGGACATGTCGTTGGACCACATCTTCGGTTTCCGCTGCCGATGCTTTACCAGAATCGTCCCGGTCGGCTTCGCGGACTTGCTCAGGAACGGGGACGAGGCGGAGCGGCAGGCTGCGCTGACGCGCGACGCGCTTGGATTGGTTCCCGACGCCATGGCTATCGTCGATCCGGAGACGGGCAAGCTCAAGGCGCATGCGATGTTGAGCTTCGACGAGTGGATGGGCGGGGAACGCGGGATCAACATTATGGGAGTCGCAGGCTCCCGGATAGCGAGGTAACATGCCAGAACAAAGCGTCTTGAGCGCGGTCGGAGAGAAGTCCGGAAGGCTGCTGGAGCAGGCGACGCAGAATTACGGGGTCTGCTCGGCCTTCATCGCGATGTTGTGGATAATCGCGAACACGGCGTCGCAAAGAGGGTCTCGCCTTGACGGGATCGAGGCGGGGGCCGTGACCATGACGGAGAACCGCATCCGCTGCCATATCTCATTTCACTCGCTCGCTCTTTGTTCCGCTCGGCATATCTCAGTGGAGGCCAAGAACCTGGCCGAGCACATCTCCAAGGAGAACTACGAGCTGGCCGTCTTGCTCAGGGCGAATCCCGACTTGGTAGGGATGCTGAATGGGATCGTCGAGAAGATGGACGCATACGCCCGGTTCAATGGCAAGCAGTTCTCGGAGCTCGCTTTCGAGAATGGCTTCATGGACCACGAAGACAATTTCGTCTTGGAGATTCAAAATGGGTAAGACCTGGAAGGACAGCGGATTCAGGCGCCACGACCACTGCCGAGAGCACCCGGACCGGCGCAAGCTGCGCGAGGTCAAGCGCCACGGCGATGGCGGCGGGAGGAAAGAAAATGCCCGGCATCGCTAGGAATTGGAAGTTCAAGGAATCTGGCGTCCCGGAGACGCGGTTCTATTCCAAGGTCGCTCCGCGCATCTTGGAGGCTGCGCAAGACGGTCCCAACGGCGAGAAGATTTTCAAGGTAATCCTGATCTCCAAGGGTCTCGGGAATCTGCGCAATAAGAACTTCTACGGCGACGAGGCCATCGAGACGAGCGTCAAGGCTTTCGAAGGGCGGTTCTGCTACCTCAACCACCAGGACGAGGATGAGATGGAGACGCTGCCAGAGCGGAGGGTGCAGGACAAGGCGGGCTTCTTCAAAGGGCTGGCGTTGATGGAAGACAAGGGCCTGCCCGCTTGCGGAGGCGAGCTGCATTGCGACCTCTCGGAGTCCGGCAAGCTGCTGGCGGACAAGCTCCGCTCGGCCCTTCTCTACAAGCAACATTTCCCGGAAAGCGAGACGGAGTATGTCGGTCTATCGGTGAACGCCGACGGCGAGGCGGAGCCGAGGGAGATGGAAGTGGACGGGCAGATCATAGAAGTCAATTACGTGACCGCTATAACGGAAGCGGACTCATGCGATTTGGTTACGACCCCGGCCCGAGGCGGACGGGGGCTCGCCGTGATCAAAGAAGACAAAGCCGGGGCCGTTACCCCAATAACACAGGAGGAAAGAATGAAAAAGAAGCTGCAAGCACTTCTCGCCAAGTTCGCGGAGGCCATGAAGCCCGTGAAAGGCGAGGAAGCGAAGAAGCTGACGGAAGCCGTCAAGGCCCTCGAGACTTTCGCCAGGGAAGCCGAAGGCGAGGCCGAGGGAGAGGCGTTCGACCAGATCATGGCCAAGCGCGAAGGCGAGACCGACGATGCCCACATGGCGCGTCTCAAGGGCATGGCTAAGAAGCTGGCCGACAAGGTCGGCAACGGCGAAGATCCGGTCGCGCCTCCCGCCGAGGAAGCCGACGGCGAAGAGGAAGGCGAAGCCGAGTCCGCCGACGCGATGGAAGCCAAGCGCGACGCGGTAATGGGATTGCTCCGGGAGTCGAAGCTCCCGAAGGACTCCTACGCCGAAGCCGACATCGCGAGACTGGTCAAGCTTCCCTACCGGGAAGCCAAGGCCCAGATCGCCAAGGATGCGCGGTTCGCCGCCTCCATCCTCAAGCAGCACGAGACTCCCGTCGCGTCCCTGCGCGGCGGCGCGGGCGTCCAAGAATCCGCAGGGGCCGGGAAGAAGGCGTTCATTGAGGCCTTCGCTCCCAAGGAGGACTAAACACCATGGCGACCAAAAGCAGAAATAACATCCTCAAGGACGTCCGGTTCGGAGTCAGCCAGCTCACCTATGCGCTGATCAACGACGGGACGTTCGACTTCAACCAGGGCGACCTCCTCTACTGGGACTCTTCGGCCCACATCGTCAAGGCGCTGGACAGCGACGCGCACGCCGCGACGCTCGTGGGCGTGGCGGTTCGGGCGGCGTACCTCGCCCCCTACGTGAGCTTCGGCCAGGCGTCCGGTCCCGCCATGCAGAAGAGCTACTACGACTGCGCCCTGGTGGGCTTCGGTTGCGTGGCGTCCTTCTACAGCACGAACGCCGAGACTTACTACGACAATGATCAGGTGTTCTACAGCTCGGACGCGCAGACCCTGACCAAGACGGACCCCGGAGCCGGTCATCCGGTCGGAGTCGTCAAGATGCCTTCCGGATCGGCGTCGCTGACGATCGCAGGCGGAGCGACGGTTCTCATCCCCGTGCTCGTCATCCCGCAGTTCCCGATCGCGTCTCTCTAAACGAGGGAAGGAGGACATAGCAATATGGACAAAATCGACATAAGAGAGACGGCGGCGGCGAAGCGTGGCCGCACTCTGAAGGAGGCCAACCAGAAGGTCTGGAAGGCCGGGCAGCATCGCGTCGTGGAATCCCTCCGCAGGCATCTTCAAGAAACCTACGACGTGGATATCTCCGAGGCCGAAGTCGCGGAGAAGTTGGACGTCTTGTCTCCGGACTTCTCGATCAAGGGCTTCCGGGAGAGCGTTTACCGGATGGCTCGGGCGTTGCGCGAGTCCAACGCGGAGGGCATGCTCCAGCAGTTCCTCCGTGCCGGAATCCAGCTCGCGGTCAACAAGGAGTACCAAGCCGTCGAAGTCAACTTCGATCAGGCCTACAGCACGGTCTCGTCGAACAAAGCGGTCGAGCTATACGCCCCGGCTTACCGCGCCGACTTCCCGGAGATGATCGGACCCGGAGAAGAAGCTCCCCAGGCCAGCATCGAGGGCGCGGACATCCAGATCGCCAATCAGCAGAAGGCGGCGAAGATGCTCACGGTCACGGAAGAGATGTTCATGTTCGACCAGACCAACCAGGTCCAGGAGCAAGTGCAGCAGATCGCGCAGAACATGCCCATCTTCAAGGACTCCTGGGCGGCGGGCAAGTGGCTGTCCAAGGCCAGCACGGTGCGCGACGCGGGCGGGAATTACGTCCCCGTCTCGGCCACCGGCTCGCAGGCTGGGGAGACCACCTGGCCGTGGAACACCGCCTTCACCAAGGGCGGAGGCAAGAACCGTCTGAGCTCCTACGCAGCCGCGACCTATCGGACCATCATCCAGCTCCGGGCTATGGCCCGCGAGATGCTGGACCCGAGAGGCCACAAGATGCTCGTCAACCCCGACACCATCATCTGCGGAGTCGGCTTGACGGACGGGTTCAAGGAGATGCTGGGATCTCCGCTATGGCCGTCGACCGCGTCCATCGCGGCGGTGCAGTCTGGAGGAGCCGCGGGGACCGACACGACCCTCGGCACGCAGCATGCCACGAACATCCTCAAGGGGGCCTACAACCTGGTGGACAGCCTGTGGCTGCCCAATACCTGCTACGGCATCATGCAAGCGGGCAAGGGCTTCACCTGCCAGCAAGTGCGCCCCGTTCGCGTCATCGCGGAGAACCCGGCCAGCGGGCCGAGCTTCAGCCATTCCCTGTTCAGAAACAAGATCGACGAGTTCTGGACCATCGAGTGGCGCGAGCCGCGCTTCGCCGTGCTGGGCAATGACGGGTCGGTGACCTGATCGTAAGGGACTGAAAATGGGGAGCCCTCGTAACTGGGGGCTCCCCTAGGTCCCACGGAGGACACATGTACTTGCCACTATTCCATCTCGAAAAGGACTTCACGGCGGAGGGGAGCTACAACCCCTTCACCGTGGAATCCGCGACGGTCATCCCGCTCTACCCAATACCGAACAAGTATGCACTCCAGGTCACCGGCTTGGACGCTGCGGGAGCAGTGCAGGTCCCGACATCTTGGGACGTCTTACTCCTGGCGAGTCTCGACAACCTGGCGTACAACGAAGCTTCCCTCATCGTCGAACACGTCAACACGAGCAACGGCAACGGCGACGTGGTCTGGCAGAACACGTCCACGAAAAGTTTCTACGTCTGCCGATTCCTCCTGGTCAAGGTCAAGGCCTTGGTCTTGGGGGCTTCCGCGACGCGCATCCGAGTCAGCGTGTTGGGGGATAAATGAAACTCAACAAGGTCGCATCGCTAAGCAAGGTCTTGCCGGTGACTAATCGCCCCGTCCCTTCCGATCCGGACGCGGAGGAGAAGCGGCAATTCCAGCAGTCCGAGAAGGATTTCAAGGCCAAGATGGACGAGATCCGATCCAAGGACAAGATCAGCGAGCCGTTGGAGTACGCTCCATATGCGACCAACCAAACTCCGGCCCAGGTCTGGGGGTTCAAGCTCCAAGCGGCCGATGACACGTACCGATTTCGCTTTAGTCGTTGGTACTTCGGCATTCCCGGAGGCGTCATCGTGGACTTGTTCAAGACGCAGAAGGAGTACGACGCCGCAAACGTCGAGAAACGTCGCGAGATCGCGCACAAGTACGGCTCGCGCTATGCCGCGCTGGGTCCGAGGCACTCGCGCTATCCGCTCAACGACGTCAAGCTCCGCAAGCTGTATCCGAGCATGGTTGAACAGCTGGAGCAAAAATGAGCGCGACCAACTACGCTCTACTGGTTCCGAGGGTCAGAATATTGACCAGCGATACCTCTACGAGTAACCCGCATTTCGGGGAAACTCCGACTGGAAAGCGCAACGGGACCAATAAGACCTTCCGGCTCGCCTTCCCCAATCCCGTGACCGGAAGTATCTTTATGACTTACGGGACCACCATCAGGGCGTCTACCGGGTTCGTCGTTCTTGACGGCCCCAGCGGTTACCTTACAGTGGACCCGGCTCCGGACGCGGACGGGGCGAGCGCGACGCAGCCTTTCTATTTTGACTATTTCTCCCAGCTTTATCTGGACGCGGAATACAATTCAATGCTGGACCAAGCGACCGCATGGCTGGGAGGGGTGGCGGGGACGGATCTCGCGGAAGGGCTCTACCCGGCGCAATGCAGCTATGCCGCTTCGGTATTCTTCACCCGCCGCGCAGCCCAGGAAGCCCCCAAGTACGCCTCCTCAGGAGGAGGGGCAAGCGCGGCTCCTCAGACCCCCACGGAAGCTTTTCTCAAGCTGGCGCGGGCCGCAGTCAAGGACGCGGAGAACTTCCGCGACATGTATTACAAGCGCCAGGGTCAACGTCACGCCCCGGCTTCTGGATCGATAACTTATGGGATGAGCCCTGGGACGCCCCCTTGGTGAGTTATGGGAACATTTAAGCTCCGGATCAAATACGACCTCAACCTCGCGGAATGCGCGGAGATCGCGCAACGGGTCCGGGACTTCTCCATTCCGTTCGCCAGCATCGTCGCGGAATGGGCCAGGGGTAACGTCGAGAAGTTCGATGCCGGAAAGGGTAGCGAGTCGAGCGGTTTTAGCGGCGGTTCGCTGACGCCGCTACGGTGGGAGCCTCTCACCGAGAAGTACCGCAGGGCCAAGGAGCGGGCCGGGTTCGCGAATTGGCTCATGGTGCGGACTGGGAACCTGATGCAATCTTTGCTGAACGTCTCCGGCTTCGCCCAATTCGTCGACGCGCATCGCGTTATCTTCGGCGCACCCATCGACGCCGAGGCGGCGGACGCCGCGATGTACAACCGAGAGAAGAGAAACACAATCTTCCTTGGTGAATCCGACCGACTTGGCATCAAGAGGGAATTGCAGAACTACATCAGCTTCGGGGAGAACTACAAGCAATTCCTATTCTCTCGTGCGGGGCGAATGGTAGCGCTGAAGAAGGAAGTCCTAAGCATGGACTTGAATTTCTCGGAGGCCGTCAATGGGTAACTCCAGGATCGACACGACGTTGGCAAGTCCGGGTCAATCGGCCGGGCAAGTCATAAACGACGTGGACACCCAAGTCGAGACGCTCATCGCCTTGGTCCAGCAATGCATCCCCGGTTTGCCTCCGCTCAAGGGTCTACGCTCCTTTGCGATCGAAGAGCAGGACCGCGCCCCGATCCCCTGCTGCATGATTCAGCCGGTCAATGTGACGCCTTCCATGGTCACCACGGCTCGATTCCAACGCTGGCAAACCTTCGATTTCTGGTATGCCGTGGGAGCGGACACCGTGGAAGACGTGGCGGTCTTGGTCACGGACGGAGGCGCGCTGTTTCAGAAGCTCTTCAGCAACAATGCGCTCAACGATCGGAGCTCCAATCCGCCGAGCAATAAATACGCTTCGAATGGAACGTCGTGGATCTTCAGTGAGATGTCGGCCGTGAATTTCTCGCCCGCGCTGTTGTCGGGACGTACCCCAGGGCCTAAGTATTTCGCCCTAGGTCAATTCCAGCTGCGCCTGCAAACGGTGCCGGCGTTAATGTAGGAGGATACAATGCCATTCATCGGTCAACTCGGCGAAGCAGGTCTTGCGAAGGAAAGCGTCCTCGGAACGGCGGAGGCCGCGCCCGTTCGGTATCGAAGGTTCATACCTCCATTCAACTTCTCGACGGACATAAACTTGCTGGAAGGCCAGGGCGTCTCCGGAGTGGCCGACCTGGTCCGCAAGGTGGCGCAGGGAGCCGGGCAGCTCAAGAGTGGGAAGATCAAGTATGAGCTTGATCCCGAAGAAGTGGGCGACGACTTGATGGCGGCGTTCGGGACGGACACGCCGACCGAGACGGCCTCTTTCACTGTAGTCGCGCACACAGCATTCACAGTGACGCTGAACACCAATGACTACATAGATTTCACCGAAGATGGCGGAGGTGAGGTCAGCGCCCACCTCACGGCCGGCACCTACACGTTGGCGGGACTTCTGGCGGAGATAAAGACTCGGATGGAAGCGGTAGGGTCTGGGACCTACACAGTTTCATTCTCCACCACGACCAAGAAGTTCACCATTGCCAAGGATTCGGGGGTTTTTGTGATCCTTTGGAACAGCGGGACCAATAACGCCAAGGCAGCGGACACGCTCTTGGGATTCGCGGCCGACACGGCCTCCTCCATATCCGCGACCTCTCCGACGGCCATCACCTATGCGGAGACGGCGAACGACGCGATTCCGTTCACGGAGGATGGGGGTTCAGAGGTTACGGCTTTCCTGACTGCGGGGACCTACGCCATAGGGACCACCTCGGCGACCTCCGGGACTTTATGCAAGCTCATCAAAGACCAGCTTGAATCTGCCAACGGGACCATCGCGACCTACACAGTCACTTACAGCTATTCCACCAAGAAAATTACGATCACGAAAAATTCCGGAGTGTTCGTTCTGAAATGGACCACCGGACTCGATGCCGGGATATCGGCAATGACGTTGCTGGGATTCACTGCTGATTCTGCGAGCGCGATCGCTGCCACGTCCGACAGCACCACGGCGGACTTCGTTATGTCCCATGCATTCAGCCGCCTTCAAAACGCGGTTCTCCCGTCCTACACATGGTGGCAGAAGAACGGCGTAAACTACCCCCAGCACGCCGGGTGCATGCTGAGCAAGCTCGAGTTCGACATCAAGGCCAAAGAGTTCGTGATTGTGGACTGCGACTGGCTCGGTCTAAAATACGACGGGACCGGGATCACGCACGCCGCCACCTACTCCAGCCGCCAGCCCTTCAAGTTCGACATGTGCATCCCGTCTATCGCGGGATCCCCGGTCACAAACTACGACGATCTTAAAGTGACCATAGACAATCAGGTCGCCGTGGAGCACGTGGTGAGCAACACCATCTACGGCACAAAAATCTACTCCAAGGGCATGAAGGTGACGGTCAGCTTTTCCATGATCGTCGAGGACACCACGGAATGGGCCAAGTTTATCGCGGGGACTTCGACTTCCTTCAGCATCGCGATGACATCGACCGAGCTCATAAAGGCTGGATTCCCATACAGCCTGGCACTGAGCATCCCGGCGCTGAACTACTCGGCCGCGCCGTTCCCCATTTCCAAGGATCTCATAAAGATAGTCTTCACCGGAGTCGGCGTCTACGGCACCGGCGTCGGATATACGATCTTGCCGACGCTCGTAAACGGTTACGGATCGGCCTACTAGGAGGCGAAATGGAAGCTTCGAAGCACGGACAACCGAAGGAATTTACGTACGGGGACATGGTCGTCTTGGTCAAGCCCCACGCCACCTCCCAGGACCGGATGGAAGTGGCGTTTTCCAAGGACGACGTCCCGACCCGGTTCAAGCTCGCCGCTCGGCTGATGGTTATCGGTTGGCGCGGCTTGACTCGGGATGGGAAGGAGGTGCCCTACTCTCCGGAGGAGCTTCGCAACGTCCCTGATCTTCCGGACCATAACTTCGCCATCGAGCTCGGCTTGTTCATCTGGAAAGAGACAGACATCTCCGGCATGAAGGACAAAGACCTAAAAAACGACTCGCGGCTGCCGTCGAATGGGTCCTCCGAGCAGGGTCCTTCGACTGCCGCCGGCAAGACTGCGTAAAGGAGAAGGGCAAGGCGTGCCCGCACTGCGGCATGCCGGACGCGGGAGGGGACGTGTTGGCAGTATTGAACTTGCATGCGCGATGCCGGGTGAACAAGTGCCTCCCACTGGCGGGAGGCGTCTTGGATCAACCTGCATACCTCATGGAATTATTCGACGTCATCGACCAGACCCACGACGCCTTCAAACAGAAAGAGCATGAGCGAGTCGAAGCGGAAGCACTTCAAGAGAAGCTCGCCACGAGGCTAGCGCGTGCCTGATGAACTAAACGTAGGGATAAGCGCGAACGCCGCCGGTGCCATCACGGCGTTCGACGGCCTTGCGGATTCAGTCGATCGTTTCGACTCCAGCATGGGGAAGCTTCCTAATAGCCTCTCCAACCTATCCCGCCAAGCCGAAGAAGCAATTATTCCTCATCGTACTGCTCATCAGGCGCTCAATCTCGTCACTCGACAAGTATCGGAATTGGCCGGAGCGAGCAAAGTCGCTCAGGGTCCATTGCGAGTATTCAACGATATCCTATTCGGATTGGTGTCGACTGGCGGGGGTATCTCGATACCATTCATCGCAGCCACCGCCGCTATCGTTGGCCTGTCCTCCGCGATTAGGGCGATGTCCGCGAATGGAGAGGAAGCCAACAAGGAGTACGATAAACTCCTAGAAAAGGTCCGCGCCCTCGCTCCGGATTCCGAACGCGCCGCGCAGGCGACTCTGAACCAGGCGAAAGCTTCCTTGGCGTTGCTGCAAGCGCAGCTCGAGGTAGAGAAGCAAACCCCAACTATGGGGGCCAAGGCCGCGGCTGCCTGGCATGGTGTCGAAAACGCCACCAAGGCCGCCGCGACCGAAGCGGGCAAGGTATTCGAGGCGACTATCAACCCGCTCAAGGCCATGGAGGTTGGAGCCGGGGCGACCGCCGCTTCCATGGGAAAGATCAAGTCCTCTGCGGCGGCTACCAACCCGGAGATCGCCGCGCTTGAGAAGAAAATAAAGGACTTGGATAGTGCTATCGGTGGCGCAACCAAGGGGACCGACAAGCTCAGGGCCGCTCAGATCAGCACCAAGCTCGAAGCCGAGAAGGCGTTCGAGTCCATGCGGGCCGACCAGATCAAGTATTGGGTTGATCTTGACAAGCGGACGCAGGAAGCCACCACCAAGACCCGCTCCTTCTTTGGTCTCGCTAAGGACCAAGCCCAGGATTACAAGCAAGTCGCCTCCACCGCATTCCAAGGCGCAGCCAACGCCATCGGCATGTCTTTCGCCAAGATGGTCATGGAAGGCAAGAATTTTGGAGAGACTGCCAAGGCTTTATTCGTCGAGGTTGCCGAGCAGGCTATTGCCAGGATTATTGCTGTAGAGATAGTCGACAAGGGGATACAGGCGGCAAAGGTCGCGTTCCACGGGGCCACCCAGGCGTTACTAACCGTTCAGGAAGCCGCCGCCGTGGCTTCCCGGCATGGAGTGATGGTTGCCACCAATACCGCCGCCGTGGTGTCGTTTCAGGCGGTAGCCGAAGCGGCTGCCGGGGCGTGGGGCGCAATTCTTGGACCTCCTGGAAGCATAGCGGCGATGAAGGCCGAAGCTGCTCTTTATGTTCCGCTTTACCCGATGGTGGCGGCTGCCACTGGGATGGATACCATGTTCGACAGGCCGACGCGCCTGCTGGTCGGCGAGGGCGGTCAGCCGGAGAGGGTGACGGTTACTCCCGCTTCCCAGGGAGGCGGCGCAAAGGGCGATGGAGGCAATACCTACATCAGCATAGGAAACATATCCTTGCCTAGCGTCAAATCTCCGAGGGATTTCGTTGAAGAGTTGGCTCGATTGGTGACCCAGAGGATACGGGGAAGAGGGGAGCTGAGCATGCTTGGAAAGGGGATAGCCTGATGTCATGGCATTCGCAGTTCTACCTAGGACGACCAGGGTACGAGTTGACGTTTGACATCAACCCCAGGCAGTTCGAAATCCGTTCTACTCAGATCGCGGCCCGAAAGCGCACCATTTCAGGGCACCTTAAGAAATGGGTCTACCGCACAAGCTTCCCCACGCTGACGCTGCAATCGGAGTATTTTACATTCTCAGAATACTGCAGGATGCAATCCTTGCTTGCGGTCACGGACACGATGTTGAGCTTCAAAGTCCGCAACGGCGACCTCCAGACTTCGCTTGAGATTTGCTATCCAGACAGCGCAACCGCGCTCCCCATTCGGGAGAACAGCGCAGTCCTACTCTCCGCCGCCTTGGTGGCCGCAGGCGCAGCCGGCAGCGTCTCCATCGATGGCATATACGACAATCCAGCAGGCACGGGGACGAACTACTACACGGGAGGGAGCTACGCGGACGCGACGTATACGATCACTCCGGGGACTCCTTTGGACACAAGCAACCCTCACTACGTCACGTACTCCTATTCCGGGTGGCTGGTGTCGATGGAGGAGATTGGGGCGCAATTCATCGGCGGTCAAGTCGATGTCGGTCAGGCTTCGGGGTGGGTACTCGAGGGGGTTTGATTGATAACAGTTAGCCCCGAATTTGAAGCTGCGCAAGAGGCCGATTCTTCGTTTCCGGCGTACGCGACATATCTAGCCCTCCCGAATTACGCGGCGTCGGGAGCTGGGACGACAATCACTTCATCCGGAGACGATGTATCCGGCAACTATCCGAAGGAAGGAGTTATCGATTCCGACCATACGGAGATTAATATCGGAGCAGCGTCGGCGGCCGACAACGGGGTCGGCAAGTCTTCTTGGAAGTCCGACCTAACCCCGGACGGGTCTGGGAATGTTTGGTTGGTACTTTCTTTTAACGCGACGAGGAAAATTAACCGGATAAAACTATACAACCTGGCGTCCGATCCGATTACCTCCTACTTGCTCCAATATTGGAATGAGAGTAGCTGGGTAGACTTTGCCGGCACAATAGATAGGTATACGCCTACTCCCGGAGGGACTGGGTCCTACGGTTCGGGCAAATATGGGGACGGGCCTTATGGCGGGGTCAATCCATGGTGGCCCGGAGCTGGGGCTACAGGAGGGTTGGATCAATACGACTTTGAAACCATAACGACTACCCAGATCAGGCTTTTAATTTACGCTACGCAATCCGGAGGAGTAGCCCAGCTGGTCGAATTGGAGGCTTTTCAGTTAGTGGATATCACGTCGAGGATATTGGAATACAAGGGACCGGACAGGAAAAAAGATTTCAAGCTCTCCCAGCCCATCGCCACGCAAGAAGTCCTGACGGTCGACAATTCGGACAGATTCTTCTCTCCTTCCTATAGCCCTACCGCAGCTGAGATTGCGGCTGGATTCGTCAACTCAGAACTCGGACTCCTGGGCATAGGACTCGAGGTCAACGAGGGATTCTACACGGCTTCGGGGATCGAGCTTATCAGGACATTCACAGGCTCGATAGATTCCATAACCCCAGTGGCCGGTTCCGCGCAATCCGAGATCGTAGCGCGGGACGGGATCAAGCATCTTATAGACCATCAGGATTCTTGCAGACTCAAGACTTCCATAGACATCTCGGATTGCATCAGGTATATCCTCAACCGGAACGGAATCAGCGATTACGAGATGACGTTGGCTACGACCACGATCGTTCAGCCATATTTCTTCTACTACGAGTCCTCGCTGTTGACTGTGATCCAAGAACTCGTCCAAGCTTCCGGAGACGCCCTATTCTACTTCGACGAATCCGGCAACGCTATATTCCAGTATTTTTTAGAGCTCACCCCGCAGGCGTACAATGTCAACACAAAAGCGGGATGGGAAGCCGGGACGCTGACCAATATAGACAGCACCAGCACCCCGAATTATATCTCTAGGGCATGGTGGCTGCTCGACGATTTCGCCGGAGGGGATTATTCTAAATGGACGAAGCAAGTCGATTCTGGATCGACCACGTTTTTGGCATCACCCGGCTACCTCCAATTCGGGGCAAGCGGATCAACTTCCAGAGTCGGGGGAGATACCCCTTGCGCGGAATCCGTAGGAGTTAAGACATTTAATATCGACCCAGTGGGGACGGGGTCTTACGCCGGGAGCTGCGTGATAATGTTCTTTCAGGTAGGGGTGCTCTCCGACTTAGCGGTCTATCCCTACGACAACATCGTCGCTTCGGGATATGGGTTGCGATTCAATTTTACTGCGGACCTTGTATCGAGCAGGATATACCTGGTTAGATTCGACAATTCAAAAATCAGCGAGGGGACGGAATTGCTCTTGTGCGGCGACTATTCCTCCATGACCTCCGCGCATCAATGGTCGATATCAAGAAGCGCCTCCGGTGCGATGTCCGTCTACAAGGACAACGTCTTGGTGGACTCGGTGACGGACAATACGTACCTCAACGCTGGATACTTTGGAGTCGCGGCCCGCGCCAGCAGCGGCGCTGGGAACATGCTGTTGAACATAACGGATATTTACTACTCCACGCAGGTAGGGAACATCACAAACGCTCTGTCGAATTTGCAGGCCATCTACCTTTCTCCGGTCATAGACAGGGGAGCCACGGTGAACCAGGCTGGGATTCTTAATTGCTCTTCGTTGACCCCTTCCGGCACCTCGCTCCTAGTCGAGACTGCGGTCAGCGACGACGGCATATCATTCGAACCATGGCGCACGGCGACGATAGGCGAAGTGGACCCTTCGGAAGTGAAGCGATACGAGCTGATAAGGATTACATTCACGGACGCGGGAGACATCGCACTCGGTACCCTGGCCACTCCGACGATATACAACCTCTCCCTTAATTGGTTCACGGGCACCGGGCAGTCCAAGTGGAATAGCTCCGTCGATTTCTACATCAACGACCAGAACGGGATATGCGACTTGAGCGAGCAGATCTCCGATACGCTGGCTGGGGATACCGCAATCATCAACGACGTGGCCGTCACCGCAGAGCCTTTGGTCTTGACCGGGACAGATGCGGACGACCAATGGCAATGCATCACCGGGACGCCACCGGACAAGGTATCCGCATCCAATCCTCTCATAGTAGCCGTAGGCACTGTCACCTATAATTGCGTCATTCAAGGCGGGATGGACACGTCCGGGATGGCTGGGGGGAGTTGCATCGCGATCACGTGGGGGACCGCGACCGGGACCGCAGCCATATCTTATATTCACCCGATCAAGCCTATCCTAACCCTCACCGTCACCGCCCCGGGCACCATCGAGGATTTGCGTTTGATCGGCAAGTCGTTCAGTAAACTTCAGACCCCATACCAATCCTTGGCTTCCGACTCCACTAGCATCTTCCGGCACCGCAAGCGCCACTCTGACGTAAACAATAACTATTTCAGAGATGGCTCAATCTGCGATTTGGTTGCGAGTCGGATAATCGCGAACCAGAAAGACCCCGTCTCCTACATACCGAATTTCGACATATTCCCGCCTCGGCTAAACATGCAACCAGGGGACAGGGTCAACGTCATTAACGAGATAACTGGGATAGCTACGGACTATTATGTCGCGGGCTATTTCCGACATTCATCTGTCTCCGACAAAGGAGCGGAAGCTGGACAATCCTTGATACTCATGAAGATCCCCGCAAGCTAATGGAGCGAAAATGAAAATCTTAATCTTTCTTCTGTTGCTGGCCTCGGAGGGATGGTCGGCAGACGGGACGACTTCGCGCCTCGGCGGCCTGACCGTGCCGGCGATAGGCAGCTATTCGTGGGGGCAGAAGATCAACAACGACATCTATCAGATCTCCACCAAGGCCGCGAGCCAGGTGGATTCAAACACATTCGCGAGCTCCAGTACGTTCAAGGCTCCAGTCTTGCTGAGCGGGACCAGCATCTACATGACCGGGCAGGGCGGGTACATCACCTCTGGAAGCAGCGTCAACGCTTCCGCATTCTTCGGTAACGGATCGGCGCTGACGAATATCCCTGCTACCGTGTCGGACACCCCCTACAATGCAGCTTGCGATGGGACAACCGACGATTCGGTGGCGATCCAGGCGTGCGTCACGGCGTCCGCTTCGACGGGTATCGCGTGCAAATTGCCGTCCAACTCGACATGCGTATTCGGGAACTCCGTGACAAACAACCACGCGGCATTGACCGTTGCTCCAGGGGCAAAACTGGAAGGATTGGGCAAGAGCACCCTGCTATTCAAATCCGACGGCGGCGGGGCCTGCGGACTCGGGACCAACGGCCTCATCAGGTTCACGGGCACATCGGGGGGAAGCGCGAAGCGGTTGCTTGAGAATTTCAGCCTCGAAACCGACGTGACCGGGACCGGCTGCATGGTCAACGTCAGCACGGCGTCGGCCGCACAGGTCGCCGACGTAACGATAGACGACATTGATTTCGAGGACAATTCCGGCAACGTCGGGACCATCGGAATCTATGTCGGAAACACCGTATCCCTGGTCGTGGCAAACAGCTATTTCGGGATCTCGATGTCCCGTGACATCTACGACACGGGGTCATTCACGAACGCAGTTTATCTGCGCGACAATTTCTTCGACGCCATGATCGGAGTATCGACCCACAACTATATGGTAACGCTCGGTACGTCCGGGGGCGGCTATAACGCGGGCGACATCAGCAACAACGTCTTCGAGTCCGGCCCCAACGGCATCCAGGTGGTCAATGGCGTTGGCGTCACGATCAGCAACAATTATTTCGGCGACATCATCAGCCAGCCCAGCACCGGGACATGGATAAACTACGACGGCATGGGCGGGCATATCACGGCCAACATGCTCAATGACGAGGGCTCCAACGACCAGCTAACCGGAATCCAGATCAGCGGCCAAGGCAACGTGGTCGAGGGGAACAGCATCGACGCCGCTTTGATCTCCATCAGATCGATCGGCGACGGTCACATGGTCAAGGGCAATAGCCTCTACTATCCCGGCTACATCGGCGTCCAGGTCAGCACCGGCAGCGGCCAGGAGATCGGGTACAACGCCGAAGTGGGGAACTTCAGCGGGACCGGGCGATTCCCTTACGTCTGCGATGCGAGCGCGACGAACAATAAAATCTACACCGCAGTAGAGAACGAGAACGAGGATAACTTCGAGGATTCTTGTCTCGGAGACAACATCGTCGAAAATGCAGCCGACCACTCTTTGCAAGGTCTGGACTCGCTTGACCTTGAAGAATCTTTCAGTGTAGGCGTAAACGGCAGCACCATGACGGTCAAGAAGGCGAGCGGGTTCGTCGGATTGGGAACCAACGATCCGCAATACCAGTACCATCAGGTGACGTCGACGACTGCGGGAACCATCTTGGCCGAGTGGGATGCAGGTGAGAACGGTGCCACAACTGGCGAGTTCAAGCTGCGCCTCCGCAGCAGCCCGTCGGCATACCGGATTTGGGGGAGCAATTCTCACAACGACGGTCCTTTCGACTACGGGACCTACAGCGACGCCAATGACTACGTCGGGATGGACGCGGCGTTCAACTGGGTAACAGGGTCGTCGATCGCCATGACCCTGCAAGGAGCGGAGGGGAATGGCTGGGGTTGGCTCGGGATCGGGACCGGGAACCCGTTGGCTCCGGCACATTTCGTTTCCTCAAAGCCATTTGGAGGCGTTGTGCATCGGTGGGACGTCTCTACGGATCAGGCCACGTCCGGCGCGGCAGAGCTGCGGCTTGAGTTCGGGACGATATCTAGCGTCGGCATCCAGCTAAACAACGCCAACAACGGAGATTTCGAGTATGGCGACTATGGCGATCTCAATTTCGTCAACCGCTATCCGAGCCAGGATGGACGCTATGGGAATACCAATATCTGCACCCAGGGCGTCTGTCCGTTCCAGGTGGCGGGCGGGAACAAGGCTGGGCGGGTCTACATCGGTTCTGGGACCGCGCAGAGCTATTTCAACCCAAGCGGGAGCCTATTCGTCAACAGTGGTTCGAGCATTGTCCTGACCGGCTCCGGCGGGTTTCTCGTCGGTGGATCGTCGATCTCCACCACTGGTGGAATGTTTGGAAATAGTTTAACAGTCACTGGGCAAGGCACCTTTCAATCCGCATCTGGGGTTTCAGTTATACAAGCACTCGCCACGACGGGCACTAACGGAGTTTCTTATCGAGCGAATAATACAGGCGGGAATTTAGCCTCTGGTATAGAAAGCTCAGTAGGCGGATCGCTAGTTTCGGGCGGACAAGCCTATGCTGGTGTTTTGTCGATTGATTCAGCGCAAGCATTACAACTAGGAACAAATAATACAGCACGAGTTACAGTCACATCTGGAGGAAATGTAGGTATTGGTGCCGCATTTATTTCGCCAAGGCTTTTGCAGCTAAGATCGTCTGGGTTGGCTATGGACTCTCGTGATGATCCCCTGGATAGTCTTGATTATGCAATGGTGTGGCAATCTACCGGAGGTCCGACTGGTATTAGGCCGAATGAAACTGGACACATTATAGTTCAGCCAAGACAAAGTGCGGATCGCGATATCATTTTAAGAAATGGTGGCGTTGAAAAAGTTGTTGTAAAAGGTGCTTCGGGGAATGTTGTTGTTCAAAAATCGTCTTTTACAGCAGCAGGGGATATACAAATTTCAGGACAAATAATAGTGCAAGGGACCGGCACTATTAAGGGAAATGCGTTTTCAGTTGGGGAGACAACCGTTGCTGTAAAAAACGGAAACCTCGGACTTGGATACGCTGATCCGCTGCACCGTCTGCACATCGTGGAGACAACGCAGACTCCTGGGGCGTTGCTGAAAATACCGTTGATGATAAATTACAACGGGCAGGCGACGAACGCGACTGATGTGACTGCCGGGATATATTCTTTTGCCACGGAGAACGGTGCTGTTACGGGAACGACTGGCCACAGGGTAGGAATATTGGGCCGGTCAAGCGACACGATCAATTCTGCAATGCCTTTGATTGGTGTCGAGTCAAGGACCGACGCTTACGGGTCAGCATCTACTTATGACGGTGGACTAGCCTA